AAAAAAAATAATAAAAAGAAAAAAAGATTTATCTTTGAAGTGTTTATTGTAGAAATAAATAATTTCGAACGTGTAAAACCTGGTATGACAAGATATCAGATCGAATGTTTTTCCGAACATATGTACATTAACTCAATTAAAAAGCTATCGAGACCGTTTAAAGGTTCAATTGGTAGTATTGTAAAGGATATATGTAGAAAAGATTTAAAATTAAGATCGTTTCCGAGAGGAACACATCGTATAAAGAAAATAAATACAGAAACAAAGGATATAGTACAAGGTATTTTTCCGAATATAAGACCATTGAACGCTATTTCTTGGTTATTACGTAATAGTTTTGATAATAAAACACAGTATTATTTCTATGAAACAGCGAAGGATGGAATAAATTTTAATAGTTACGAAAATTTAATCAATGAAGATGTGTATCGTGATTATAATCAGAGAATCGGATATAGTGAAACAGAAGGAACAGAAGAATATTATAAAGAAATACAAGAAAGAATCACAAAACTACGTTCAACATTGAATCTATCGAAGTTGGTATCAGTATCCGCTGGTGCATATGCTTCGACCATGCATACACTCGATCTCAGTACAAAAAAATATTCTAAACTGATATATGATTATGAGATAAATAAACCAAAAAAATTAAATTCGAACATTCCGTTCAGTAAAGAAGCAGAAATAGATGGAATAAAGTATAATCAAGGTAAGGATTCGTATCATCATTTTCTCTCGTTGAATGAAAACGCGTATAACCTAAGTAACTACCACGCACCCGCAGCACCTACATTATTGAATAGCGAAGCGCAGAAAGAAAATTTAGAAACAATGACACAAGAAATCACAGTAGCGGGAGATTATGAGATATCGGTAGGTAAAGTTATACGTATCATTATACCCAAATCATTAGGAACAGATGCAACAGGATTAAAAGATAAGTTATTGGGTGGTAAATATATGATCACCAACATATTACATCAGTTTGGAACGCAATATGAGATGGTTTTAACAATACAGAAAGATAGTAGTGATACGGATATAGATGGGAAGGTAATATAATGAAATATTTTTTTAAATTATACGAATATCTACAGAGAGGAGGGGATTTTTTTTGGAATTCTCTTGATTTTCTTGTACCATATTCGAGTTTAGAAAAAAAACGGGATGATTTTGTACATAGAACAGCAGAACCGAGGGTAAGGAAAACTAAGGCTTTCGCTGATCGACGAATACCGCGCACTAAAATGGACCGAGGTAAATAAGAATATGAATAGAGAAGAAGATCAGTTTATCGGAGGCCAATTCGTTTGGTTTACCGGTGTGGTAGAAGATATATCAGATGATACCAACCTAGGGCGAGTAAAGGTTCGATGCTTTGGTTACCATACAGATGATAAGAAGATTATAAAGACAGATGATCTACCATGGGCCACAGTGATGGGTCCAACAACCTCAGCGGGTGTACAGGGTATAGGAATTAATCATCGCTTATTGCCGGGTTCATGGGTTGTAGGGTTCTTTCGAGATGGTCCCAGTGCTCAGGATCCTCTTATAATGGGTTCAATCGCCTCTCAGGTGGAAGAACTGCCTGATAAGAACAAGGGATTCACCGGAGTATACCCTACCCAGCCAGGCTTGGACATGCCCGTCCTGGCAAGAGATCGTTCTACAACTAAACAGGTAATACAGACCGAGAGCGGGCATACAATAGAGCTAGATGATACCTTTCCGGTTGAACAGATTATTGTAACGCATATGTCCGGGAGTACTCTGACGATGCACAGGGATGGCACCATCAGCATAGATTCTTCGAACGATGTTATAACATTAGATGGAAATACGAGCATCACCGGTACGCTCTCTGTGAGCGATGCCACTACGCTCCAGAATACATTGGCTGTAACTGGGGCTCAAACAAATGCAAGCACAATCGTAGCATCAGATACTATAACAGATAGTGGTGCAACACTCGGAACACATACACATACAGAGCAGGGCGATGGTAATAAGACCAGTACGCCTGATTAATTATACCATATAATAGAGTAAAAGTACATAGTAAAGGATATAAATAGATACATGGCATCATTAAACATTAACAGTAGAAGCGGAGGATCCTCTAATCAGGTATCCCGAAAGAAAGGGTTTGCTGATCTCGATCTATCCCTACATCTGAATAAGGTAACAAAGGATATCAGTATACTCAAGGACGATGCAGCGATTAAGAATGCAGTAAAGAATCTATTAAGATCTAACTTCTACGAGCGTCCCTTTCAGCATACATTAGGTGCTAATCTAAGAGGTTTATTATTTGAACCGAATGATGTCCTAACACGTGTGCAGCTGAGAGAAGGTATTCAACAAGTACTTTCAGATCACGAACCAAGAATTAGCTCGCCGGTGATAGACATACAGGAAGCGTCCCAAGGGAATGCGTTTAAAATTACAGTTTCGTTCCAGATTATTTCTTCCCTGGCCGAGGAGAAGGTGGAGTTGATTCTCAGGAGATTAAGATAAAATTTTTTCCCGGGAATTTTTTTCCCCGGGTATGAATACATAAAAGGTAAACAACATGGCAACAAATTTAAAAGTAACAGAGTTAGACTTCGATCAGATTAAACTGAATCTGAAGAACTATCTCCAAACACAATCTACATTTAATGATTATGATTTTGATGGATCCGGTCTATCCGTACTCCTAGATGTTCTATCATATAATACACATTACAATGCCATGGCTGCCCACTTTGCATTAAACGAAGCCTTTCTTGATAGTGCTCAGATACGTGGTAATGTTGTATCTCGTGCGAATCTACTTGGATATACTCCTCGTTCTCAGTTAGGTGCGAGAGCAGTTGTAAACATTGAGGTAGCGATTGGTGATACCGCGGGCGCGCCTACCTCTTTATCCCTTCCGCGTGGTGCTAAGCTGACTTCCCTTACAGATGGAGTTGAATATAGTTTCGTAGTACTTGAAACACAGAGTGCCATTAAAACAGGAACGATTGCCGGATCAGATCAGAAATATAACTTTACGAATGTGGCAATTGTAGAAGGTACATATAAGACACTGAAGTTTCGTGTGGATAATGATATCGCTACTCAGAAATTTCAGATCTCTGACAAGGACGTAGATACTTCTACATTACGTGTTCGTGTACAGGCTAATCAGGATTCAACGTCGTTCGATATCTACTCTAAATTTTCGACACTTCTGAACGTGATCTCTACCTCAAAGATATTTCATCTACAAGAAAATTCAAACGAATACTATGAGATTTATTTTGGTGATGGTATTACAGGTTTTAAACCAACAAACAATAATGTCGTAACACTCGATTACATTCATACAAACGGACCAGAAGCAAATGGTGCCAAGACATTCAGTGGTTCGGATAATATCGGTGGATATACACCGACCTCTGTTACTCTTGTCTCTGCGGCAACGGGTGGTGTACTTCAAGAAACAATCGAGTCCATACGATATAATGCTCCGTTAACATTTACTTCTCAGAATCGTGCGGTTACCTCTGATGATTATCGTGCAATCATACAAAAAGAATTCTCTGATATTGACGCGATCTCTACATGGGGTGGTGAAGACAATGATCCACCTGATTATGGTGCAATCTATATTTGTATTAAACCAATTCTTGCAGAAACATTAACCACATCACAGAAGGCAGAGATTACTGGTAATGTTCTAAAGGGTAAGAACGTGGTAAGTATAACACCTTATATTGTAGATCCTAACTTTACATATCTCGATCTCGATGTATTCTTTAAATATAATAACAACCTCACAGATAGAAGTCCGGTAGAATTAACCGCGGTTGTTCGAGATACAATCGATGATTACTCTTTTAATAATCTAAACAAATTCGATGGTGTATTTAGGCATTCACAATTACTCAAAGCAATTGATTCTGCGGATCCATCAATACAGAACTCGACCGTTCGCCCATTCATGCATAAAAGTATTGTAGGTGCTACGGCTTTGGCATCGAATAATCATACTCTGAACTTCACAGGTTCTTTCTATGTAAGTGGTTCTTCTACTGATTCTGTTATCACAAGTTCAGGATTTAAAATCGATGCGAATTCAGATCTACATTATTTTGGAGATGAAGCAGTTGATGGTTCAGTAGAGAGACAAGTATATCTTTTCAGAATCGTAAATGGTGTAGAAACAAAAGTATTACCCGATTGTGGTACAGTGAATCCAACAACAGGTGTAGTTATTTTAAATCAATTCGCTGCACACGGTTCACCAACAATTAAGATATCAGTTAAACCAAATTCACTTGATATTGCACCGAAGAGAGATCAACTCTTAAGTATTACTGCAGCAGGTGTTGTGATTACTCCTGAGATTGATACGATTGCCGTATCAGGTTCTACTGGTTCAATTGATTATACCACAACCTCAAGGTTTAGGAGTTAAGAATGCCTGATTATGGTTCACATTCTCAGACACCTGGATATATTGAATCCGTAGGTAGTACTAAGCGTAAGACAAAAGAAGATATACGTTTAGAACAATTGATACCTCAAGATATTCTTGATGAGAGTGGTGGTATTAAAAATTTATTACAAGCATATTATCAATTCAATAATATGGAAGAATTTATTTATCAAGAAACAGAGGTTTTCAGTGATACGATTTTAAATGGTAAAGCAGTATTCAGAATCTCAGATCCTGAAAATTCGAATGATCATTTCTTTGCAGATGATGGGTTTGGTAATTCTACATTGGAAATTACAAACGCAGATGGTACAATTACACCTTTTACTCTAGCTGCATCGAATGCTGCAATCTCAAATGGTAATGATTTACCAGGTACATTACAAGTATTTGATCCTGGTATTACAACAACTCCTAATGTAGGTAAGACATTTTCTGTAACAGGAAGAAATGATGATGGATCAGATGATCCTACTTTAATGGCAGCACACAACGGCAAATCTGCCAAGCTTACCACAATAATAAAATATTGGGTTGGTCCAGGTCCATCGTATATTTTAAATGCAATTGAAGAAGCATTGAACATCGATGATAACACAACAGATTATTTAGAATTAATGCAGAAAGAAATTGCTGCTTCAATTCCAAGAGATCTTACTGTAAATAAAAGAAGTTTATATAAGAGTATAACAGATTTTTATAAAGTTCGTGGTACTGAAGATTCAATTGAAATATTCTTTCGTTTGTTATTTAATGCAAACGTAGAAGTTGAAAAACCATGGGACAAAACATTAAAACCATCAGATGGTGGATGGGACACAAACACAAATAGTTATTTCGATGCAAAGGGCCAACTAAGTAATACAATAAAAATACAAGATTCAGAATTCTATCAGAAGTTCAGTTACCTTATTCGTACAGGTAAAAACCTTTCTGATTGGAAAAATGCATTTGCAAAATTAGTCCATCCTGCAGGATTCAAGTTCTTCGGAGAGATCTTACTCTTAACTCAATTAACTCGTGCAGTTTTAGGTGATACAGATAAAGTAGATAAGAGAGTTCCAGGTACTGGACCAACTCAAGCATCTGATGCATTAAGTGATGGTTCTACTGGTGGATTTGGTATAGGTAATACTCAATATGCATATAAAGATATATACGGTAGATTAAATCGTAAGACATTATCATCATTACCAACACTTCAACCAGGTGTAATTGGTATTGAAGATCTTCCATTACTTGTTCAAATGTTTGTATCAATGTTTACTGCAAACGTTGAAGCAAGATTATTTAAATCGGCAAAACTTTCTGTTTCTCTTAACAGTGGTGCACTATCAGTTGTAACAATTGTAGATAAAGGTTATGGATATCCAAATACCACAGCTGCAACACCAACAATCGTGGGTGATAATGGATCTGGTGGAGCAATCACTGTAACGATAGATTCAGAAGGGCAAATAGATACTGCAGTTGTTTCAGCTGCGGGTTCGGGTTATACTTCTGCTTCAGTTGTTGTTCCTGCTGTACCGAATCTTAGTAAAGTTCAAGGTGTTTATCTCAGTAATTTTGGCGATAAGAAATATACTACTGCACCAACTTTAACATTCGATGCTCCTACTTCAAAAGATGTTGATCAAGTTTTACTTGCAACAAACGTAACCGCAACAGCAAAATTAAATTTAGAACCTACATCATTAAGATCAATTAAAGTTACAAATGGCGGAACAGGTTATACAACTGCTCCTACAATTACAGTAAGTGGTAATGCTACAGCAGAATCCACAATTGAAGATGGTAGATTAGAATCAATACGAATTATAAATGCAGGTTCTGGTTACACTGAACCTCCTACAATTACAATAAGCGGTAATCTCAGCGGGGCTACAGCAATTGCAGAACTTGAACCAGCTGAGATAGCATCGGTTACATTATTAAATAGAGGTA